TGGGTGTTGCGGGGAGGCCCTTGACGGCGCCCTCGAAGAATACCCGGTTCCCGATCCGGCGGATCATCGGGGTGTAGTCGGGGTCGGCGTAGGACACGGCGGGAGCGGTGAGCGCGCCGCCGATCTGTGCGAGGGTGAGCCACCCGGTGTCGTAGACGTAGGGAGCTAAGCCTACGGGGATCCGGGTGCCGCCGGCGACGTTATGCAGCACGACAACACTCTTTGAGGTTGTCATGTCGGCGGTGTCGTTTTGGACGATGTCGAGGGTGGCGAGCTTGCCCTGGTATTTGCAGCCTGATTCGTTTTCGTAGCCGTAGCCGGCCAGGTTGGTGATGAGTCCGGGCCGGATGCTGTTGAGCGCCGTGGCGTAGTCGGCCTTGGAGAATTCGTAGGCGGTGACGAATTGGCCGGCGAGGTTGTAGACGGTGATGGTGGGGAATGTGCCGGTCCCGCCTTGGCAGAGGAACAGGTAGCCGCCGTTGATGACGATGCCCTGGTTCTTGGCGGCGGTCGCGCCGGAGAAGTCGACGGGGATGGTGCGGAGCAGTGTCGGCGTGCCGGCCTTGACGGTGGCCCAGTCGTAGACGTAGAACTTGCCGATGGTGTTGGTCCACACATCCGAGGTGACCAGGTAGTTCCCGGACACGTCGCCCTTGATGGGGCCCAGGATAGGGATCTGCGGGCCGAGCGTGCCGAGGGTGTAGTTGTAGATGCTGTAGGTTCCCGCGCCGGTGGCGGGGTCGTTTCCTGCCCCGACACGGACCATGAAGCAGAGCTGGCCGGATCCGTTGTACCACCAGGGGAGCGCCTCGGTGAACGCGCCGGTCTGGACGGTGAGGCTCTTGGACGACTTGAGCGTGCCGTCAAGGTTGCGGACGTCGATGCGGAGCAGGGTGGTTGCGTCCTGGTTGGAGACGTAGATTTCGCCGGCGCCCTCGTTGATGGATATGCCCTGGGGGAAGGTGGCTTCGGTTCCGGCGGGGCGGGTGTCCCAGGTGCAGAGGATGTCGATGCTGTTGAGGTAGGCGAGGGGGTCGGACGCGCCGGCGAGTTTGGCCTTATTCGCCGCGATGGCGGCGGCGTTGGTGGTGATCGCTGCCGTGTTGGTGGCGATTGCTGTGCCGTTGGCCGTGATCGCCGCGGTGTTCGCGGTGATCGCCGTGCCGTTGGCCGTGATCGCCGTGGTGTTGCCGGTGATGGCCGTGGTGTTGCCGGCAATGGCCGTGGTGTTGCTGGCAATGGCCGTGGTGTTGCCGGCGATGGCTGCGGCGTTGGTTGCGGCCGCGGCTGTGTTGGCGGTGATGCTGGTGCCGTGGGCGGTGAGCGTGGCCGTGTGCTGCCCGGCGGTGACGGCCAGGTCTTGGATCGCGGCGGCGTTCTGCTTGGCGGTAGGGTCGTTGGCGACGGCGGCGGCGACCACCTCGGGGGACGGTGGCGGGCCGGGCACGGTGGACGGTGCACCGTCCACGCCGTCTGCACCGGGGGGCCCGGCGGGAAGCTCATTCAAAGCTATCCACCATGCGGCCTCGGGAGACGCGGCGGGATCCAGGGTGGTCGGATCCACGCGGGGGAGGTCGGCGAAATCTGCCGTGTCGGCGTCGGGCACGGTGAACGTTTCCGTCCAGGTGGTCACACCGGTCACGGTGACAGTGACCTGCCACGCCCAGTCCCCGGTGGGGTCCAGGGGCACGCTGAACAGACCGTCGTCGGGAATGTGCACAAGGTCCGGTGTGGGGATCACCAGGGTTTTGTCGGCGTCCTTGTAGCGGCGTGTGGGGGTAAACGCGGCGGTCCCATCAATAGGATCACCGTCGGACTGCTTGAGCTTGAAACGAACAGTGGTCACTTTTTACCACCGAGCTGCTCGCGCACGGCGTCAAGGTTGGAGTCCAGATAGGACAGAGTGTCGCCGAATGAGGTGGTCCCGGTGCGGGTGCCGCCCTTGCGGGGGAGGCGTTCCTCGAACACCTTCTCGGGGATGCTGCCAATGGGTGCGTCGAGGTAGCGGATGACACGATCCACCGCCGTCATGAGGCGCGTTTTTTCATCGTCGTTCAGGGTGGCCAAGATGTCCTCCAGGATGGTGGTTGATTCGGGGTTGAGTGTGATTGGCTCAGGTTTGACGACGGCGGCGGCGCCGGGGATGTCCTCGGTCCAGCCGCGATAGGTGAGCGGGATTCCGTAGTGGGCGTAGTACGCCTCCAGGTCTGCCAGATCCCGGTGGTGGTGCGGGGTGCGGCCGAGGTCGGAGGTGGAATACACCGAACCGTCCGCCATGCGGATCACGACGTGACCGGCGGGGATCTTGGCAATCCCGTACCAGACCGGCACGGACACACCGGGCGGGAAATTCCGGTCCCGGTGCTGGGTCTTGGATGCCTCCCACGCCTCGGTTGCGGTCCCATAGACGGCGGGCTGGTTGAACGCTTGCCGCACGTACTGGAGGCACCAGCCGGGCTCGCACGGGATGTTGGGGTTGGGGGTGATGAGTTGAATCATCAGTGGTTGACCGTGACGGCGCCGGCGGACGTTGGGGCGGGTCCGCCGCCCATGGTGTTCATGCGTCGGTATTCCTCCAGGGAGATGATTCGGTACTCGTGGAGTCCGAGGGTGATTTCGTGTCGTGCAACGGATGCCTGGGTGACTTCGTGGAGCTTCTCGTTTTTCGTGAAGTAGTACTTGGCGAACGGGAAGATCAGGAAGGTGAGGAGGAGGGAGGCAATGGCTACCCATGAGGGGTCGATGGTGGACACGACGGCTTGTGTCGCTTCAGTGGGGCTCATGCGGCGTGGCTTCCGCTGCGGGAGGTGGGGACCAGGTAGCCGCCGGCGAGGGCGAACAGGAACGCGATGGACCCTTCAATCCCGGAGGGGACGTCGATGTGTCCGAACTGGGAGAGCGCCCAGCAGAGCACCGCGGCGAGGGCGGCGCCGCCGCCGGCCGCGGCTGTCACCGGGCCCACAATTTTCTTTTCCGACGTCGTTTCCATGGTGTCCCCTAGCGTTTGAATATTTCGATGAATGCGTTTCTGGATTTCGCGGTATCGAAGTAGACGTTACCGTTGCGAAATGCTGTCCTAAGTACTTGGACTATCTTATCCGAGTAGGTGAGTAATGTTTTCCCAGTAGCCATTCTTTCTGGGAGGAGTGTGAAAATTAGTTCCTGCTTGGGGCGGCGTTCCTGGACGTAGTATTTCCCGCTCATCCAGTCAACCCACACACTGAATATGCCATGGCTGGATTCGATGGTGTACGTGTACCGGGCCGAGGCGCCCTTGACGTTGAGTAGGTTGTCGTGGTTGTCGGGGAATTCGTTGTTAGCGGCGAAGTCGCCGAATTCGGTGCCGGCGATGAATTTACCGAACTTGGTGGCCAGGACTTCCTCGGAGAATTCCCCGGCCCGGATGATGTGGACCACCATAAAGTTTTTGTGGTCCATGGCGTCGCGGGTGACGAATTCCTGGTCGGGGTCCGGTTTGATGTCGTATTCCAGAAAATACGGGTTGGTGATGGACACGGCGTTGGCCATAAAGAACACCCGGGTTTTGTCCTGGTTGCGGTCCACTGTCATGTAGAGGTTGTTGAATGCTCGAGCCTCATTCGGCAGGTAGTGCGTGGCACCTTTTTCGATGATGAACTCATCGAATCCGATGTTTGTCACCAGCGGGTAGGCCACGGACTTGATCGACTGGATGGTGGAGAGCGCGACAAAGTGACCGATGGTTTTCCATGGCCGCTTTTTGAGGTCGCGGGTCGCGGCCGGTGCCATCTGCGCATACGGGCCAAAGGTGCGGAAATCATAATCAGGGAATTCCACATACACAGCATCAAAGAATGTGTCCTTGGAGATTTTCAATTCCTCTTTGTACCGGCGGACGTACATGAATTGTTCGCCCTTGGTAATGGCTGCGCGGATGACTTTTTTCTGCCAGCCGTATGTTTTGCCAACACCGCGCATGCCGACCAGGAAATTGTAGGTTGCATTGTAGGAGCTGATTTTGTCCCAGTTATACCACTTAAACTCTTTCTTGGCGTTCATAGGTTCATCCTTCGGCGGATACGTCGTTTTTGTAGGTTCCCCATTTTCCAAGGTCCACAGGCAAACCTGTGCCGTTCGACATAGTGGAGCGAACGATAAAGCACGTAAATTGGTCGTGCGCCTCGCACCATTAGATGGTCACCCCGTGGGCGCGCAAAATGGGGAGCGGGTCAATCGGGTTGCCGTAGGGCGGGGGCCAGGGCGAATCGATGGCGCCGGCGTACGCCTCGAAGTGTAGGTGAACGCCGGTCGCGTTCCCGCTGTCACCCTCGGTGCCCAGTTTCTGCCCGCGGGCCACGGTATCGCCCACGGCGACGGCGAGGGAGCCCGGGACCATGTGGTAGAAGTTGAACGTATACGCGCCGTCCAGGGTGTGGCCCTTGACGTAGGATCCGGCGGTCCCTGAGGACGGGTCCCCGGGCGTCCCGGATTCCCAGGCGACAGTGATTTTCAGCGGGCAGGGTGCGACGACGTCGCCGGCCGGGCCGGAGGACACGTCAAGGTCCATGCCGAAGTGGAAGGAGTTGAGCCCGTCAAACCCGCGCGGTCCGAACCCTGAGGTCAGTGTCACGCCGGCGCCGGTGAGCGGGAGGACCCATGCCCCGTTGTCGGCCGGCGGTGGCGGCTGGACGGGGTCGGGGTCGGCGGCTGCGGTGCGGGGCAGGTAGGCGCCGTGGCCGTCCGGGTAGAAGAACAGGATTTCGTTGTTGGTGAAGTGCAGCGCCAGGGTGTCCCCGGCTGCGGAGATGTAGCGGGTGTTCCCGTTCGTCTGGGTGGGGTCCGGTGCCGGTGCGGGGTCGATGCCGGAGACGTCGGCGGCGGCGATGAGGTCCCGGGCGCTCTTGTACCGTGACCCGTATTTCCCGAGGACGGGGTTGGCCATGCATGCGGTGAACAGGGCGTCGAGCCCAGCGGTGGGGCCGGCGGCGGCGAGGACTTGGAGGGCGTAGACGGGGCCTTGGTGGTACATGGCGAAGAAGAAGATCATGGCGGCGGTGTTGGCGTCCGGGTCCATGCCGTGATCGATCGCCACCTGTTTGTAGACGTCCAGGTCCTCGGTGAGCTGGCTGTTCTGGATCCCCTGGTTCCGGCCCATGACGCCGGTGAGCGAATTCCCCTCGGTATGGGTGAGACGGCGCCCGTTCCACCAGGGATCGGTGGCGGCGATGGTCAGGAGCTGGGAGGCGAGGGAGGGTGCGACGCCGTACCATGCGCCGGGGTTGGTGTCGCGCATGCGGGCCAGCAGCGCGGCGGCGCGGACCCCGTACCATTGGGCGATGCCGACGGTAATGGGGTCGCCGTAATTCACGGCGGTGTAGTCGAGATTTGATTCAACGGTGCCGATAACTTTCACGGCAAGTTTTTGGGCTGTGGCGTCGTAACTCATAAAGTTTATGATAACAGAAAATGCCCCCACCAAATGGTGGAGGCATTTTCTGTAATTGTTTATGCGGGCGGTCCCGTAATGGTCACATTTGCTGCTACCGGTGTTTCATACGTGGAGTAGAAAACATCGGAAATATTGAATGGGTACGTGAATGGGAGCGTCGGTTCAATCCGCACATCCCGGACCACCTTTTGGCCGTAGGCGCGGATAGCCGGGCCGACGTTCGGGGAGCCGGGCACGTTGCGGGAAATGTAGAGCCCGCTGATTTTCGCGTTCGCTTCCCCGCCGGTGGACACCGCGCCGCGCCCGGCGTTGATGTGAACGCCGTTGCGGATCATCACGTTCCGGCACGGCTGGGCGCCGCCGGTCGCGTACACATCCCAGTCCGAGGTCGTGTTCCCGCTAATGCTGTACCCGTCCAGGATGATGTTTTCGGACTTGAAGTTGAACAGGATGGCCGGGGCGCCGGCGTAGTTGAACGTCGGGTCCCCGATGTGGGTGAAGTTGGAGATCAGCACGTTCCGGTAGGCGCTGACGCTCAGGCCGATGTAGTTGTCCCCGGCCGGCGTCTGGTCATCCGGGACGTCACCGTCCGCCTGGTCGACGCCACCGAAGAACACCCGCTGCGGGAACCGTGAGGTGCAGCCGACGAGCTGGACGTTCCGGGCGGTGAGGGAGTCCGGTGTTCCCGCCTTGTGGTGTTCGATGTGGCGGAGGGAGAAGTTGACTTCGTTGTATTCGGCCACGCACCCGATGAGGCGGACGTTCCGGGCCGCGGACATGTTGCCGTGGGCCTTGATTTCGAAGCCGTGCGCGGACGCGGTCGAGTAGCAGTTGACCGCGGTGATGTCGTAGGAGTAGTCGTCGAACTCGAACCCGTTTGAGTTGATGTAGGAGAAGTCCATGTTTTTGCGGCTACCCAGGGCCTTGCAGTTCTCGAAGCGGATCTTCCCGGATCCGTGGGTGGTGAATCCGTCGTCGCCGTATTTGTCGGCGATGCAGCCGTTGAAGTCGATGAATTCGGATGGGCCGGGGATGATTGCCCCGTCACCGGCGCTCCCGTAGTAGGGGGTGGTCGCGTCGAAGCAGTGCTGGGCGGCGTTGATCGACTTGACGTTGATGACCTTGCAGTTGCGGGAGTTGATGAGCGAGACGTTGGTGCCGTACACGCCGCCCATCTTGCCGAACTCGGAGCGGGTGGCGATGTTCCCGTCCGTGGTGCATTCCTCGAGCGTGGAGAACTGGGCGCCGGCCTTGAAGTAGAAGACCCTGTTGTTCCAGGAGGTCCCGTCAAGGATTTTCCAGACGGTGATGTCCATCCCGGCGTTCACGACGCGGGTGCGGGAGCCGATGGCGAGGTCCCCGTTTACCCAGCAGGTCCCGGGCGGGGGTTCCACGATGCCGCCGGCGGCGGCCGCGGCGTCCAGTGCCGCTTGCATCCCGGCGGTGTTGGCCGTGACGGTGGCGGGGGTTTTGTCGTTGTTGAATTTGACGTTGTACGGGGCGAGGTCGGGGTAGATGACGCGCGGGCCGACCAGGGCGGCGAGGGCGGAGGCGATTTCCGATTCGATGAAGGTGTTCAGCGCGACGGCCGTCTCGGAGGATGGTGCGCCGATGAGCCCTGCGATGGCGGAGTCGTTGAGCTCCCCGATGCTGCCTACGGTGTCGGCCATGAACTCGGTGAACCGTGTCTCCCACGCCTCAAGCGCGTCTGTGACGGTCGCGCCGGTGGCGGTAAGTCCGGTGTTGGTTTCGTCGATGATCCGGGCCATTTCGGCGTTGAATTCCGGCCGGAGCGTGTTTTCCATGTAGTCGCGGAGCCGGTACAGAACCTCGAGGTAGGTTTCCCCGTCCCGGTAGGTGAATGGGGTGATGTTGTTCACCGGCTGGATTTGCACCGGGAAATTGAGGCTAGTAAGCATAGAGGTAATTCCGTTCCGTGAATTCATCACCGTTTGACCAAATGAGCATAAACAATTCTTTCAGTTCCTCAATAATCATCATATCGACATTCACCAAGGATTGGCGGTACTGCAAAAGCATCATGGCGGGGTTGCCCTGAAAACCCGAGGTGGTGTTATTTCCGGTGCCCTGCTGCTCCACCGTCGAATTCTCGGTCGATTCGCCCTTGGCGGCAGTGTCGGAAATGTTGTCCTGCGCGGACGTGGCGTAGTCGCCGTTCCCTGAGAGCAGGGTCTGGGGCAGCTGCTGTGCGACGGCCCGGGATTTCGCGTCCGACGTGGTGTCCGAGGTGCTGTTCCCGGCGGAGGTGGTGTTGTTCGCCGTGACCTGTTCGTTGGTGATCCTCACGGTTTCAAGCTGGTTGAACTTGATCGCACTGATTTCGTACTGCTGGTTCATCACCGGCATGATTTCATCGAGTTTTCGGAACAGGGCGAGGCGGAACATCGAGACGGTTTCCTGCCCGATTTCCTGGTTCCAGAAGTGGTTGCGGATTTTCCGGTTCAGCTCGCCGCGGTGGGATTCGTCGAACAGCGGGTAGCCGGTCAGGATCACCGTCTCAATTTCCGGCTCAGTCTCGAGCGCGTCCTTGAACGTCATGGTAAATGTAGCCATCACTTAACTGCTTTCATATCAAGAGTGACATTTACCCACAAAAGCAGGGCGCCGAAAAATCTTTTAAAATGCCTATCGTGGCTCACGATCCTGCTCCTTGGTTGTCGCTGCTGGTGCCGCCGCCGGTGACGAATTCTTCGCCGGCCGCGTCGGCCGGCGGGGGTGGGGGCTGTTTGAAGTCGACGGTGATGTCGAGTCCGAACAGTTCTTTGATCTGTTCGCATGCGTGTTGGCGGGCGTTGAGGGCGATGTTGCGGGTGGCTTGGACTTGTTCGTCGTTGGCGCCGACCTCGGCTGCGACGAGGCGTTCTTTCTTGTCCTGGTTGGCGTTGTTGATGCCGAGGAGGCCCATGCATTCGTTCCAGAGTTTGGAGCGGGCGATCATGAGGTTGGGGAGGGTGAGCGGGTCCACGGACAGATCCAGCACCTCCACCGTTCCGCCGATGTCGAGGGTGTCGGTGCCGAAGATGGTGGATTGACCCTCCTCAATCTGGCGGAGGACGTTGACGTAGGAGGTGCGCTGGTTTTCGGGGGCCTTGACAATCTTGGTTTTACGCATGTTGTCCGAGGTGATTTCAATCGACCGGTCAAACTTGGCGAGCTTGTGCGCGTACAGGTTGATGACATCTAGGTCCGGGCAGCGGAGATAGTTCGCCCAGATCGGCACGCATTCGGCCGGGAGCTGCTCGCCGTCGCCGTCCCGGCCCGGTACGGCGCGGAGGGATGCGGACTTCCCAGCGCCGGCGCCGGGGCCGATGACGGTGAAGGATACGGGGTGGTCCATGAAGTTGGAGTGACCGGCGCCGGAGCCCTGCGCGGTGACGTACTTGTCGGTGTCGGCGTCCTTGTAGAACACGGCCAGGGCCCGGTAGGTGAGGTTGAGCTCGAGGAACCTTTGGTCGACTTCCTTGGGCAGGTTGACCCATTCGAAACGGTTCATGCACAGTTCGGAGAGGATCCGCCGGTACATCATTTCGAGCGCGGCCTGGTTGTTGTTGGCCGGGTTGTTGGCACGGGCATTACCGGACAGGAACGGTGCATAAAATTCGGTGTAGACCATGTCGCGTTTGCGGCTCACAGCTGTATTCCTTCCAGCGGTGCATTGTCCGCAATATCAATATTTCCAATGTCGCTCGGGTTACTCCACACGGTAACACCCTTTTCAAAAATGCCCCGCAAAACCTGTTTGAATGATTCCGGGCATTCGCTCGAACTAATGTACGTTTCTTTGAGTTTCCAGTACGTGAAATTCTCGCACACCATGAAGTTATCCGGCATGCGTCCGAACCGGTTCACCGAATACCCGTAACGCAGCCAGAATTCCCCAATAGACGCCATGGCCGCCGGCTGCAACATTTTGACCTTGATGTCATATCCCCATTTGTAGGTGGCGAGGTTGAACGCGTCCCCGCCCAGCTGCCCGGCCGTGGTTGGCTGGATCATCCGGGCGTCTTGAACTTTGGCGTTGATCCCGGCGATGGCGTTCGCGTAGTCACCGTTCGCGGCCAGGCGCCCGTATTCGGCGTTGGTGTCCCGGTTGAACCCGGCGAGCTCATTCTGGTTGTTGCTCACGGTCTGGGTCAGCAGGTTGGCATTAGCCAGATCGGCGCTGTTCTTACCTGTGGTGAGTGCGTAGTCAATACCCGCGTTGATGATGCCCATGCCGCCACCGGACACGTTGCCACTCATGACGCCTACGGCACTGTTACCGGCTGATTGGAGCGCCTTGTATCCGGCCATGGTGTTGTTGAGGTTGGTGGACATGTTCGCGGCGTTGAGGCCGGCCGCGGTGTTTGCCTGATTGGTGGCGATGCCGGCGGTGCCCTGGGCGGCGGCGGTGTTGACGCCCTGGTTGGCCCGCTGCTGGGACCAATCGGCGCTCGAGTGCTGGTAGGCAATCGAGTTGGCGTTGGAGGCCATGAACATTTGATAGCCGTTGTTCACGGTCGAGAACGTGGGGAAATTGGTGATCCCGGTCGCCATGTCCAGGAACTCGCCGCCGTCGTTGAACAACCCGTAATCATCGGACACTGGATCCGGGCCGGGCTGGGCGGCGTTGTACCTGTACGGGTAGAACATCACCCGAGGGCCCGGCTGCGCGAAGTGCGGGACCTCCACGACGGTGGCGTGCGCGTCCGACCAGGACTCCGGCTTCAGCAACAACGGGGTGCCGGTGTAGGACGTCATTTCCAGCACGGTGTACGGGTAGGTCAGCAGTTTTTTGAGGCCCTGGTAGCGGCCCTCGGGCCCGAGCACGATCTCTTCGCGCCAGGACGTGTTCATCGGTGTTTTGACGGTGGTGAGGGAGCCGGCGTTCACCTCATAGACGGGGACGCCGGCGACAATCGTGGAGGTACAGTGCATGCCGTAGGTGCCGATGGGAGGGATTGCCGTGATGGAAATGATGCCCTGGGTGATCCACGGCTTATCGCTGAATGCTTCCATGAACTGTCGGAAGTGGTCGAGGTTGGCGAACACGTAGGTTTCGGCGCCGTTGGGGAGGTTTTCGAGCTGGGAGCCGGTCGCCGATTTGAATTTGGGTTTGGGGTTGTCGCCGCCGGTGCCGGGGTCCTCATTCAGCGCCACGGTGGAGGTGACCAGGATCGAGTAGGAGCCGACGTCGGTGGGGGTAACGTCGCGGGCGGTGGCAATCTGTCGGGACCACTGGTCTACGATCTGGTATTCCCCGCCGATGTCCAGACCCTCGGGCATGGTGAGGAATTCGCGGCCGTTGTCGGCGAACTGGTTTTCGTTGGCGATACCGATGTGGCCGCGTTCGATGTAGCAGTTACCGAACGTCGCGCCGTACCCGAAGGTCTGCCACACGTCGAGCTGAACGATGAATTCTGTGGTGTCCGGGGCAACGTAGTTGACGTCGGTGATGAAGTAGTAGAACGCCTGGCCGGTGTCTCCGCCACTGATCGGTTGCGCGGGGTTGTAGGCGCGGATGTAGTTGAACCGGCTGGCCCGCTCGAACGGGATCTGGAGTCGCACTGGCCGGCCGCGGGCGGCGTAGGATGCGCCGGTGACGTTGATGACGGGGCCGGCGTTGTTGTCAAGGAATGCGTCGAGCCCGGCTTTGTTGGGGAACCGGACAATATCGCGGTAGTCCGAATTCCACGGAACATTTGCGAGGGTGACAGTTGTTCCCGCCGTCCAGACAGCGTAATTGAATCCGTGCCCGAATGTTTTTTCGACGGGAAGTTCCTGCATTTGAGTCATGGATAAACTTTAACCCATATCCAGCAGAAAACCCCTTCCCGGAGTCCTGGGAAGGGGTTTTCTGTAAGGGCGCCACATGCCCCGGAGTTATCCGAATGATGGGGGTTCGGATTAGCTCACGGTAATAGTGTACACCGGATCGCCGGCGGCACTGGCGACTTCGACCGTAATTGTCTTTCCGGCGTTTGACGTTGCAATTGCAATATCGCCCTGGTCAATTCCGGTCGCCGTTACCTTGACGTCGGCCTTGGCAGCGGTACCGCCCGGTACGGTGACGGTGTAGGTGGACGTTGCCGGGTTGAAGGTCGGCGACACGGCGACACCCTTGACCGTGATGCCGGTGACGACGTGCTGCGCGTCGTCGGCCGTGGTGGCCGGGTTGTCCACGTTCGGCCAGGCGGCCAGCACGACGGGCCCGGACACGGTGAGGGTCGCGGTGGACGTCTTGCCGTTGCGCATGACGTTGTCGGCGTCGAGCCAGGTTGAGGTGGCGGTGGCCGTGAGGGTTGCGCCGCCCTCGTCGCCGCCGATGTGCAGCACACCGGTCTGGGAGACGTAGGTGCGCGGGGACGTGTTGCCGGCCAGGGAGTAGCGGACGCCGAGGTTGGTGGCGTTCACGTCCCCGGATTCGACCACGGCGGTCGCGTTGAGCTGGTAGTTCTCGCCGCGCTTGACGTCGGTCACGGTGGCTCCTGCCTTGTCCAGGACGGTGATCGCGGAGACGCTGACCACCTTGGAAATCACCTTGACAACCTCATCGCCGGCGACGGTGGAGAACGCGACGGCTGGCACGAACCGGGACGCCGAGATAACCTGCCAGCGGTGCAGCCAGTAGTTGGTCTGGAGGCTGGCCGGGTTCCACTGGGACGCGGTTTCGAACACCTGGTCGGCGACGACGAAGAAATCCTTGGTGGACAGGATCGCTTCGATGCCCTTGGGGAACTTTTCCCGCGGGATTTCGATGATCCGACCGGACAGCGACATCTTTTCGACGTTGAACGCGCCGGCGAGGGCTTCGACGTCGAGGACGGCGTTGAACTCGGGCGAGACGAACAGCACCAGTTCGTCGGGCTGCGCGCTGACCTGCATGCGCGCGGCGTTGTACTGTCGGGACAGGAATTTCAGCGAGCCGACCGTGGTGCGGATCTGGGTCAGGACGGACTTGGTGTCCGCTTCCAGGGTGGTGGAGTCCTGGTTGGTGATGTCCCGGATCTTGACCTTGAAGTAGCCGCCGTTGGATTCGTACTCGGTGAACAGCTGGCACATGAGCAGGAACTCGTCCCACTGGTCCGAGGTGCCGGGCGCGTTCATGATCTGCGCGGCGAACGCCGACAGGCCCTGGGGCTTGTTGAATGCCGACATGAGCAGCGGCTGGTTGATCGTGACCTTGTACTTGTCGCGACGGTTCACCCGGTGGTAGTTGGACTGCACCTCAATCGGGGCGGTGCCGAACAGTTCGCCCTCGAGCGCGTCGCGGGCCGGGTCGTAGGTCTTGGCCTTGATGAGGCCGACCATGATTTCTTCGATGCTGTCGCCGCCGGTGAGCAGACCGCGCTTGAACTCGGAGAGCGGGTTCAGCCAGGAGCTGGTGCGCATGATGGTCAGCGCGACCTTGTTCACCAGGGCGTCGATGAACTCGTTCTGCTGCGGCCGGTAAGTCTGGAGCGCTTTCATGGTGGCCTGAATGCCGGCCTTGGTGGCTTCGGGGATGCGTGCCTGGTAGTCGGGGGATGCGTTGTCACGGATCGCGTCGAGCAACAGTTCGTTACTCGTGGGCTTGAACGTCTTTACGTCAAGAACAGCCATTTACATTTTTCCTATTCGAAAAGAGCGTCGATGCCGCGCGGCCGGTCGCCGTCGTTATCGTTCGCGGTGTCCTGGTTATCCGGTTCCCCGGCTTTTGGTGCTGCAACCATTAGATCATAATTTACAGCTTTGAGTCGCGTAACCTCTTTATCACGCAATTCAATTTCCTTTTGCGTTTCGGTGAGTTTGTTTTCCCTGTCCGCTACGGCGGCGTCCCGGATCGACAATTCCTCCGCATGTGTTGCGGCGAGGTCATCGGCGAACGTTTCCGGGATCCCTGCGTCTCCGGGGTTGCGGAACTTTTCCATCAATTCTTCAAAAGTAGCCATGTCATTTCCTCATCATTTGGTGTGGGTAGCGGAAAACCCCCGCCAGCGGCGGGGGTTTTCCTGTTTCGGACTCTGGGTTGACTGGGTTGTAACCTGCTAGGGCCCACCCGGTGCCGGCCCCATTCAAGGGGAGCGTTCCGGCCCGGACAACACAATCAGATTCCCAGGGTCACGTTTCGGTGGCCGGCGCTTCCGGCTCGGGGATGGTCAGTTCATGATTGGCGGCGTATTCCTGCAATGCGGCCAGGACTACCTCGGATTTGGATTTACGCACCGTCCAGCGGTGATCCTCCAATGCGGCGAACAGTTCGGGGGAAACGGTAGTCGATACCTGTACCCCCTTGGTTTTTGTAGCCATGTGGCACTTCCTTATTCTGTGGCGGATTGTTCCGTATAAAAACCATAGCACTCAATTCATGTTCATAGTAAATCCAACGTCTACAAGAACAATTCCGCCCGGAACCCTTTTTGGCTGCAACTTTCCGGTAAACCGGCGCCCGCCGACAAAGTCGGCGATGGTGAGCTGTTCAGCAATACGGTCAGGCAAACCCGCGACATGGGTTACATGCGAGCCGTCGAACAGCTTCTCAATATACGCTTTCGCCCTCACGAACAATGCTTCCTGGAACGCGTATTCGCGCTTCCATGCCCCGAGTTTGTTGGGGTCGACGTCGAGGCCGGCCGGGTCCTCGGTGATGAGCAAGTGGAGGGAGTCGGTGTCGGCGTAGGCGAACGTGCCATAGTTTTCCTGCGCTGCCCGGATGGTGACGTCCCGGGCGTAGGCGGTGATGAACACTCCCATGGCGGTGTAGACCGGGTCGCGCTTGTCATCCTCACCGATGACGAGTTTGACGGCGTCCGCCTCATCATCGAACATCGGAATCTTGGGGGTGACGTTGGGGTTGGTGGCGAACTTCCCATAGAGGGAGTTGAGCATGAGTTTGGCAAGGGCCCGCATGCCGCCGTCGCTGTTGGCTTTGACTTCCATCCATTTGTCGATGTATTCGGTGAACAGGCCGGTGATGCCGTGGAACTGCCACCCGCCGTTGTAGGCCAGGATGTTCATGTCGTAGTGTTCCTGCCAGAGTGCCAGGTCCACGTTGGTGCAGGACATGGTGACCGGTTCCTTGATGTGCTCCTGGTACTCGGTGGCGAGGAAATGGGAGGTGCCCTTGACCTGGATACAGGGGACGTGTCCCGGCTTGAGCTTCGCGGTGAACGTCACTGAGACGATGAACAGCGGGTATTCCCGGGACGCCGTAGGGAGTCCCGGGCAGTAGACCGGTTCACCGTAGGGGAGGACCCTGTCGTACATCACCGAGGGGTAGAGGGAGTTGACGTCGTAGACGATGCCGGCCCCGGTGATCTTCCCCTGGTAGCGTTTGGCGGCGTAGGTCCAGCCGCCGCGGTACGCTGCCCGGATTTCGTTGTCCATGATTTCGGGGAGGACGGGGAACATTTTGTCGAACATCCTTTTGCCAGTGATGGATTTGAATTCGGCCAGCGCGTCGGATCCGACCGTGAGTTTTTTCATGTCCTGGTCGAACTGGATTTTCAGGGCCCGCGCGACAATGAGGACGTCGGCGGCGATGTACGCCCGTTCCGCTGCGGTCGGTGTGTGTCCTGGTGCCCGGTAGGCGTGGTAGTCGAGCTCCCCTTTCTGTTCGGGCTGCTTGAACGCCTTGGCAATCGTGGACACCGAGAAGGGGAGCTTTTTGAGGGAGTCGCGGAACTCGGTCCGCTTCCCGTTCTTCCACGTCACGGTGATGGAATAGAAGGATCCCATCGAGGAGATGAGGGTGGTGAACTGTCCGCGTTTGGGGTTGTCGTCAACGTGGCGGAATCCGCGTTTGAACAGTTCGTAGAAGATGAACTCCCCGTCGAATTTGAGGTTATGGAAGTAGACGACGGCGTCCCCTTCCATCATGCGGTCGATGAAGCGATGCATGCTGGGGCCGATCTCCACGTCCCATAAACTGGTGGCGGTGTCGATGTTGGCGAGCCCGTAGGCCCATACCCGGCAGTCGTCGGGGTCCGTGGTTGTCTCGAAGTCGGCGACGTAGACCGGCCGTTTCTGTCCCCCCATGATCTGCCTCAATGCTTCTATGATGTGCTGGAAAATGTGCATGTGGCGCAACTTTCGCTATAGGTCGAGTGTTCGGGCCCAGTCCGCTTTGCGGTGTGCGTCTTGGAATGAGTCTCTTATTAGCTGCCCGTACCAGGCTTTATCGTCATCGTCGATGACTTTGGAGCGGAAAATTTCGTATTCCTGGGAGACGTCGTTGGCGAATCCGGTGTCGTTCCATAGGGCGTGGAACTGTCCCGGTGTCATGGCCTTGATTTTGGCTGCGAGGTCTGCGTCCCCCACGCGTTTCATCATCTGGTCGAATTCCCCGATCTGGCGTTTGAGTTCCTTGTCGTCCCAGCCTTTGGTGGACTGTTTTTTGGCTTGCCGGGTGAGTTCCTTGATCGCTGCCCGGGATCCAAGATCCTGGGGCCGGTTGACCTTGGGTTCGTAGGGGTCATTGACGGCGGGGTTGCCAGCCAGTTTCCGGTCTGAACGCATCTTGTCCCGGCGTTCGCCGATGGTTTCGGTGCCGGGTTTGCCGTCGATGCCTGGGAGCTTGATGTTCCGTTTCCGTTCCAGCTGGTCGGCCGCGTGTTTGCGGCGTTCGAGCTGGGCTGTGTGGAGCTGCTTGAACTCCTGGGCCGGGATGGGCCGGTGGTGCGCGTCCGGGACGAACTGGGTGCCGCGGTCGTTGAACTGTGCCACCCGGGCGTTGTACGCCTCGAGCTGCTTGGTGGTGTACCGCTTGAGCTGTTTCGGGGGTTTGCGGGGGTCGAACTCGGAGCCGGCCACGTACACATCGACTTTTGACTTGAGGCGGGAGATTTTGCGGGTAGCGCCTCGGGACCCTTTGAGAGCTTGGGCTAGTTGTTCGTCGCGGTACGTGTTGGCCATAGAAAACCGGCCACCAACCCTGAGTGGTTGGTGGCCGGTATCACCCCTTTATGGGCTCGAGCGGATAGGAGGGTGTTACTTGCCTGAGACGATGCTCAGGGTGAAGAACGAACCGACCTTGGCCTTTTCCTTGGTGACCTTGACCGGCAGCGGGGCCGGCCAGTTGTTCGGCGTGCCGAGGATGGCGAAGAAGTTCTTCAGGTCCTTGTAGAGCACGTCGGACGTTGCGGAGTAGGCGGTGCCGTCTGCGTCGATGAACGTGATGCGGGGGACTTCCTGGTATTCGCCGGTGCGCTCGTTGACCAGGGTCACGGACTGGATGACGACGTCCTTGAGGTTGATGGTCTTGCCGAGGTTGTCGGCTACGGGGACCGAACCGGACATGGCGTTGACGACGGCGACACGGGATCCGAAGTCGGTGCCCTGGATCGAGGAGTAGCCGGAAACGCGGCCGGAGGACAGGTTGGCGAGCTCGGAGCCGAGGCCGGCGACCGGTGCGGAGTTTTCGATGACGGCGATTTCGGAAGTGGTGGATTCAGACATGGTGGCGTCTACTTTCAGTGAGAATTTAAGTACATCCAAGTGATGTACTCAGTACTGTAACAGGCTTTCCCAGTAGTAACATGTGTCACATCAGGTAGCTTGTGCCCCGTTTTCGGGTACAGAAGAAACTTAGCACAGGTTTTGAGCGTTACAAGACCATTTTTCAGATTTTCTTAGAAATTTTGAAAAATGAGTTTGGTGTGTATTATAGGAACGTACCCGCAAGAAAAACTAGAAAAGGAACGCCACATGTTCACCACAGTCAGCATTCTCCTGGTCATCCTCGCCGGCCTCTGCACCGCGCTCTACAAAGTCACCTACCCCACCTGCACCGCCCGCCGCTGCAACCACACCCACACAGCATGATCGCCCTGCTACTCGCCGCCACCATCATCACCGGCGCCCTCATCCCCGCAGCAATCAACCACGACAGGAACAACACCAAGTGAGCACCGCTACCCACTTCACCGCCCGCCCCCGCGACCCGCTTGCCACGTACCGGGCAGCGAGTAGTGCGCAGAATCCCAGTCCATTCATAGCAGGACGGGCGCAGCAGTCACTCCGGACTCCGGAGTATCCGCCGGCGATGACGACGGCCCGGCAAATCGTCACCGACTTCCTCAAGGCGCGGGTTGCTGCGAACAATGCCCGGTTGACGTTCATCCTTGACCAGACGCCGGAAAACCTCACCGCCTGGGTCAATGCCGACGCCGCATTGGATGACCTGCACGACGCCGACTACTACCCCGCCACCCCCGGTACACCGCTGGAGGGTGCATCGTGAAACTGCTGGACCTGTTTTGCTGCCAAGGCGGCGCCGGCATGGGTTACCACCGCGCCGGATTCACCGTGACCGGCGTGGACATTGCACCCCAGCCACGCTACCCATTCACCTTCATCCAAACCGACGCCATCCAGTACCTCCAGGAACACGGTCACAAATATGACGTCATCCACGCATCCCCACCCTGTCAAGCTCATTCGATGGCCCAGCGCCTCATGAAAAACGATCACCCCGATTTCATTGCCGACACCCGCGAACTCTTGATGGAACTAGGCGCCCCGTTCATCATCGAAAACGTTCCAGGTGCACCCCTCCACAAGCCCTTCGAACTCTGCGGTGCCATGTTCGGACTCGGTACCTACCGGCACCGACTATTCGAAACCAACATGAACATCCAAATCCCCGAACACCCCGCACACACCGCCAAAACAACCAAAATGGGTCGAGCACCCCGCGACGGGGAAATGATGCATGTCGTAGGCAACTTTTCCGGTGTCGCCAAAGCCAAACAGGCTATGGGCATCGACTGGATGACCCGCGACGGGCTCCGCGAATCCGTCCCACCCGCCTACACCCAACACATCGGAACCCAGCTAAAGGAGCAACTCCTATGCGCCGCATAATCGAATGGTTCGGACTCGACCTACTCCTCACCACCGTCCAGGAGGACGAACTATGAACAAGCACGAAAAAGCGCGCCAAGACTCAATAGAACACGCGCAACGCAAACTAGAGCACGAATGGTATACGCCTACACCCCTGCCGGCGCCCCACACCGATAACTGCACCTGGAATGCTGGCGATGGCGTCTGCACCAAACTTGCCGGCCACACCGGTGTACACCAAACAACACCAACAATCCGCACCGAGGACTACACCCTTGATGAGCTGTTCCCTGATCCGAACGGCTTTTGGGCACCGTTCTGCCGCGAATGTGGATGCGAAATACGGTCAGCCGAACCCCGAGCAATACACGTCACATGGCACAACAAACTCCTACCCTAGGAAGATCCCGCCGTGACGGCCAAACCCTCTACATCGGACACTGCAGCTGCTGCCCTACCCCAGACAGCCCGCGGCCCCTCGGATTGGGCCCGGATGGCGACCAGGGTGGAACAACGCCACCGCTACCGGTGCACAGCAACTGACTTAAACTGCAACTACCAAACACCCCACTGGCACGGCATAGCCTGCGACTGGGGATGCAACTGCAAAGGAACACCATGACAATCACAGTCTGCGACCTCATCCAGGCGCTCAGGCAATACCCGCCCGACACTGAAATCACCCTGTACGTCCAAGGCTACGAAGCCGACAGCGTTTCCCTGTTCGCTGGCGACGTGCCTGTACTCGAAGAGGAATTTGGCCTGTCCAAACTTCATTTCGTGACACCATCAATCAAAGGCGAAACACTGTAGCGATGTAAACTTGGAAGCGCCGGCAGCCATTGGGAGGTTGCCGGCGCTTTTGTGTGAGAAATATCACAAACACTTGACAAACCGGTAATTTATATGTTGGAGGATAACATAACAAATGGGTAACAATCGCCGTAGGGTATTGACAAATGACCGATTTATGGGTGCGGAATCTGGGGATACGGAGGGGCA